TCAATAACAGAAAAATTAAGTGTACCACTTGGTTGAAATAATTCTGGATTTAAAGCAAAAGAATATGTGTAAATATTTGGGGATATATATGTATGTGATTTAAACCCTTCAACTAGAGAGAAATATTCTCCATCTCTTTTTGAAATAATATCATTTCCATAAATTTGTAGTGTTTGTTTATCTATATATTTGTTTTGTGTTTTATTTTTAATGATTTTAATTATAAATTTATCTGAGTAAATATACTGTTTAGAGTCAATAATAAAAAAATTTAGTCCACTATCAACTATTTGATATGTTGATGTATAATACTTTGAATTAATTATTTCTAATGTTCCATCAACATAATCTGCAAAATCAGAAACTTTTTTATTAAAACTTAGTGTTACTACAATACATCCCAAATTTGGGCTTTGTTGTTTAACATCCTTAATTTCAGCATAATAATAATCATCAGTAGAATACTCAAATTTAAGTTTTAAATCTCTAACATGTGATTTTTTTTGTATAGTCCATATTATTTCTCTAATTGGATTAACAAAATCAAGTGGTAGTAAAGAGGTTTGAGAAGTTATATCATTAAATTCTATAATTTTATGTTGTTCTATTAATGTTTCAACAGTAAAATTACCAAATTTATTTCTTTCTGTATCTCCCAAATGAATATATTCAACTAGTAGTGTTACATTAGATATCTTTATTATGTCATTTATATTTATATTTGTAGTTTCAACTGTTTCATAAGGTTCAAAATAACAACAATCTGTTAGTTCATTAAATCTTACTTTAACAATTAAATCACTAAATTTCAATCCAACACATGGGAGAGCTTGGGACTTGTATTTACAAAACCAAAATGGTAATGGAATAATTAATGTATAGTTTGGTTTTAGGTCTGTATCATAACTTGTCATTATATCAACATTACCTATTAGTTCATTTAAAATATCAACCTTTTCTAAGGGTGTTGATAGTTCATACCATGTATTTAAAATATCTCCGGTAACACGGTCTATTTCTTGTCCATTAATTTCAAATGAAAGTGTATTTATTAAAGCAAAAGCTAATTTTTTAACCCATGCAAAATAATAATATGGAGACGAGTCTATATCTGATACTTTTAAAAATAAATCTCTACTTGTTATTAAATACTGCAAATAGTATTTTTGATTATCCAAATAATCCATTAAATATTGCTTAATAATATCCTTATATTCTAAATTTAAAGAATTATTATATACTGAATCTACATAATCAGTAAATTGTGTTAGAATGTAATTGAGTAAATTAAAATTGTATGTTAGTCTTAATTTCTCATAATAATATATAGTACTTGTAAATTTATTCACGTTTGATGAGTATCTATTAAATATATCATTTTGTGAAGTTAAAATTGAATTAATAAGTTTATTTACTGTATTATAATTTGAAGTAGAATTTGTTACTAATTCATAAATTTGTCTCCAATAAACCATTGCTGATGCTGAAAATATTTTAAAGTCTGAAATTTTTGTATTAAAGTTTGAAATATGTTGAGAAGCAGTTAAATCGCCATCATAATATTTAACAATTTTGTTGGTATTTGTTTGAATTAAATCACTATCTAAATCATTAGATATTTGAACACTAGGCATTTCTATCTTTAAAAACATACTTGAAATCATATCTCCATTTTTACTAAGTTGACAAAAACCTTCTTCTCCAAAATTAGGTATTAGATTAAATGTTTCTTCTATTAAATCCATTGCAAATGGTGTATGTCTTAAATATACTATTTTAAAAAATGTAATTTGTGGATCAATCGTTAAAAATGCATCTTTTAAATCTGTTGATACTATCTGTAAAAGACTTCCTGTCATTACATTATAATAATATAAGTATTTTTAAGTATAATTTTAAATTAATTTCTTTACAAATATTAATATGAATATTGTAAAAAAACTTGTTAAATATCTTATTTTACTTGCTGTTCTTTTTATCTCAATAACTTGGATAACTAAATCTAAAGTTGAACTATATGACAGAATTGCTATCAGCCTTATCGGGGTATCAACCTTTGCTATTCTAGACCAATATGCACCATCATATATTGTTGAACAAGATAAGAGTTAGAGTGACGCAATAAACTCCCATCTATTATATTCACAAATTTTCTTCCATTCATCATCATGTTCTTGTAGTTTGTCTCTTGATTTTAAATATGGGAAGTACTGTAAAAATGTATCCTCTTCTAAAAGTTCAAATATTTTATGAAATACAAAATTATTATTTAAAAAGTTTTTCCTACTACTTTTTTTTCCAGAAATCCATGCTTCTTGAACCTCTTTGAACATTGATCTAACTTTTTCTTCGAGTTCTCTTGACATTGTAGGTGGTGGTATACCATTTAACTTATTTATAATATATGGTATATGTTCATAATATGAATTTAGATTTAGATTTTTTAAAATAGTCCTCATAATTTTATTATCAAGTTTAGATAAGTCTGTTATTTTCATAACATTAAGTTCATTAATTATTCTTTCAAAAATTTCAGGTTGAATATCTGTTGATTCTTTACCTTGACATTGATTTAATAACTCAGAAAAATGATTCATTCGTTTATATCCATTTGGTTTTGATTCAACTGTTTGATCTTTAAAGTTTGGTTTATCAGAATCCATTTGTATTGATTCAGAATCTCCACAACCAGTACATGTTAAAAAACCATCTTGTAAATGTAGTGTTTTTTCAATTTTACATTTATCACAAGTTCTTATTTGAATTTGTGATTTTTTTTTAAGTTCAGAACCAGCTGTTATTTTCATATATTTATTAAATAAATTATATTTATCATCATCATTAGATTTTTTTGTCTCTTTAATTTTAACAAAAAAGTCTTGAAGATCAGTTGGTACATTAGTTTTTTTTGTTTCTTTAATAGAACTATCATAATACTTAAAAAGAATATCAGCAGTATCAAGCAGATATGTAAGTTCTTCTTCGTTTTCTTCTAGTTTTTGTATTTCTTGTTCTAAATCATTTGATTGATCAATCAAGCTATTTTTTAATTTATTAATTGAAAAAAAATCATCTAGCATTTTTATGCGTTCTTTTAAATCTTTAATTATTTGTGAAACATTTTCTTCAGGTTCCTCAGGATTATATTCTTTAACTGTAGATGCCTTTCCAATAATATCCTCAATTTGGTTCTTTTTATTCTTATTTATTCTTGCAGCTTTTTTATTAGCTTCCAACTCTTTAAGTTTTAAGGTTAACTCTTCTTTATAATTTTCACTATCATTTAATTTTTCTAATACTTGTTTTATTTCATTTAATTTATCAATAAGTTTAGGAAGTGATTTTTTCTTTTTTGCGAAATCTTTCATAATTTCGTTATGTTTAGCGTCTAAGGTACCATGTACAATGGCTGATTCTTTCAAAACATTCTGACAAAAAGTTGAGTATTTTATATTTTTTTCTTTAAAATTAGACATTAGGGTGTATCGATAAACAAATGTATTTTATAAACTTTAAATAAATTTATTATAAAAAAATATTATAAGATTAATTTTTTAAAAAAATATTTGGCGTTTTAATTATGAAAAAAAATTTTCTCCATTATATTATATATATAAAATGGCTGGAGGTTTAATGCAATTAGTCGCTTATGGTGCACAAGATGTTTACCTTACTGGAAACCCTCAAATTACTTTCTGGAAGGTCGTATATAGAAGACATACTAACTTCGCTGTCGAATCAATCGAACAAGTTTTCAACGGAACTGGTGATTTCGGCAAGAAGGTTGTATGCCAAATCCAAAGAAATGGTGACCTTATTACAAAGATGTTCTTAAGAGTTGTTCTACCTAAACTTATACCTGGTATTGCTTGGACCCCTAAAGTTGGTCACGCTATGATCAAGACTGCCGAACTTAACATCGGTGGTACCCCTATTGATAAACACTACGGTGATTGGATGAATGTCTGGTACGAACTTGCCAGAAAATTCACCCACGACAGAGGATATGATATTATGATTGGTAACACCAGAGAACTTACTGCTTCAACTGTTGGAACTGATCAAGCTACTCTTTATGTTCCTCTTTACTTTTTCTGCTGCAGAAACGATGGTCTTGCTCTTCCTTTAATTGCTACCCAATACCACGATACCAGAGTTGAAATCGAATTCCAACCTTTCAATCAACTTATCTGTGGTAGTGCTGCCACTTCATCTGCTACTGCCGCTTCCATGGTTTCATGCTCTCTTTTTGTTGACTATGTTTACCTTGATTCTGAAGAAAGAAAGAAGTTCGCCCAAGCTTCCCACGAATACCTTATTGAACAAGTTCAATTCACTGGTGCTGAATCTGTTACCTCAAAGAACGCTAAATTCAGACTTAGTTACAACCATCCTTGCAAGGCTTTATACTGGAACGTCCAACAAAACAAATACCTTAACACCAATGGTACCAACAAATTCCTTGCCTGGAATCCTAAGGATTGGGAAGCTACCAGAATCCAAGCCACCAAGAGAGCTGCTCTTGCCTTTGGTGGATTTAATACTGCCAATAATAGATACGATCTTTCTTTAACAGCTGTTTCAACCAATGCTTGGCAAGCTGCTCTTGCTACTGCTCAAGTAGCTGGTCCTGATGTTTCTGGAAATGCTGGTGATATTGATAACACCATTGTTCTCGGAACCCCTCTTCCTGATTGGTTCATCTCCTCAACTGTTGATGAAATTGCTAATGGTCTCAGCATTAGTAGATCTCAAGTCGGTGATGCTTCTTCAAACCAAGATATCATTGTCAGACAATGGGATAACTATGGTGTTTTCCTTAACAGAAATGTTAACCCTGTTGACCAAGTACTTCTACAACTTAACGGTCAAGATAGATTTTCCAAGAGAGATGGTACTTACTTCAACTTTGTCATGCCTTGGCAATGCCACTCCAACAGTCCTTGCGATGGTCTTAACATGTTCTCTTTCGCCCTTAACCCTGAAGAACACCAACCTTCCGGAACTTGCAACATGTCAAGAATTGATAATGCTACTCTTAATATTGATTTCATCACCTCTTTCAGCTATAACAATGGAAGTGCCATTGTAGCAAGAGATGTATCAGTTTCTTCTGATGCCAAGTGCAACATCTATGCCACCAACTACAACGTATTAAGAATTATGTCTGGTATGGCTGGCCTTGCCTATAGTAATTAAAAATAGTGGTCAAACTAATTTGCCATACATTTTTAATTACTGTTTTTGAATAAAAATTGAATCTTAAAGTTATTTAAAGGATATTTTATACATAATTGTATATATAAAATGTCAGAAGAAAAGTCACGTATTCCAACTCACATTAATGTGAAGAAAACAAAAGCAGTTATTGAGACTATTCAGGCCCCAGTACGTAAAGTAATAAGTAAAAAAGTAGTAACACAAACAGTTGTACCAGGAAAATTTAAAACTATTGTTTCTGCATCAACAACCAAAGAAATCAATCATCAGGTTGTACAGTATAAAGCAAATAAATATATTGTATGTTATTGCCCATTTAAGGACCAAGATATTTTATTTGTAACTGATTATCAAAACGCAGAATTTTACGCAGATTTAATACATAAAGCCTGGCATTATAGATCAGATGGTGGTTATATTGCTTCTGGTGTAATTGGTGATGATGATAATAAAAAAGAACTATACTTACATAATTTTGTGTTGGGCAAACTAACTTTTAATGGTAAAGGACAACATCATTCAATTGATCATATTAATAGGATTGGACGTGATAATCGTAAGGTTAATTTACGTGAATTAACTCAATCACATCAAAACATTAATCAATCTAAAAGAGAACGAGTTGTAGAGCTACCAGATGGTTGTGGGATAGATCCAAATGATATTCCTAAAAATATTTATTATAAACCACCATCAGGAGCTCATGGGGATCTATTTTATATTGAAATTAGAACTCCAGAAATTGTTAAAATTTTATGTCCTCAAGAAGATAATGATTTAGTTGCCCCTAGATTCAGATGGTTTGGAACAAAATCTAAGACATTAGATTTAAGAGTAAAGTTACAGCATGTGATTAATAAGTTGCAAGAACTTAAGGCAGCCTATCCACAAATAGCAGATTTTATTGGTGAACTAGATAACACGGCTGAACGTAACGAGTTATCCCAATCCTTCAATGAGATTCTTGGATTAACTAGCTATCCCAGAGAAATTATTGAAACAAATAAAGCCCAACTGCTTACACCCCATAATCCCATACCAATTGATCAAGTCCAGGAACAACTTGTTCAAGAAATTTCAGAAAAAACAATTCGAGGTCTAAAATCACATTTACCAGAAGGATGCGGTGTTACACCTCAGATGATACCAAAGTTTTGTTATTATAAGCCTGGGTCAGAAACTCGTGGGGATAAATTTATAATTGAAAGACATCCAAGTTTGATAGCTGAAGGTAAACGTCAGTGGGGAACAACAGAATCAAAGAAATTTACAACTAAACAAAAATTTGATTTATTACTTGAAAAATTAGAAGAATTAAAATAAATTTTGAAAGAAAGATACAGCAATAGTAATACCTGCAATCCCATAAGTAAATAGATATACAATTCTACTTGTTAAGATATATTGTTTGTTAGAAAATATTAATTTAATCATATAAATTGAATATACCAAATAAATAAATCCAATAAAATATCTTAAAGTTGATCGTAGTTCTCTAATGTCTGTTTTAGTGTTTTCAGAAATTTTGCCAACTATTTTTTCATATATTCCAACATATTTAAGAATAACAACTCCTAATAAAAAAAAATTAATAATCATAAGAAAAAGATCGTCAGTACTTAATGTTCTAAAATTTGATATCTCACTAAATGTAATTTTTGATAGTACGCCAAGATTAACTTTATTTGGATCAATTTGATGTTTTACAAGTTGATCAGTAACATATGATAAAGAAATATTTTGATGTAAATGTAAATTTGATAATTTTCTATATAAATCTATATCTGTTAAAAATGGATTAAATATTTTTTCGGCGAATACTTCAATATATTTTTTCATTTAATATAATATTTAGTTAGAAAATTATATTAAATATAATTATACTCTTATGACTAAAATATGTTTAAATATGATTGTTAGAAATGAATCCACTATTATTGAAAGATGTCTTAGCAATTTAATTGAAATTATTGATTGGATTGTTATTACTGATACCGGTTCAACAGATTTAACTATTGAAATTATTAATAAATTTATTAAAAAAAATAAACCAAAAATATCTGGAAAAGTATACCAAGACAAGTGGGTTAATTTTGCTGTTAACAGAACCAACTCTATCAACAATGCTAAAAAATATCTTAAATCAATTGGAGGTAATTTATCAAATATATATCTACTTTTTATTGATGCAGATATGATTGTTGAATTAGATAACTTTAATAAATCTGAGTTAAAATTAGATTATTATTTAATTAAACAATTTAATCCATATATCTCC